GGAGCTTGGCTTACTAAAGTAAAAACATTCTATGATAAAATTAATGAAATCATAGATTATTTAAATGGTACTGGTTCTTCTGGTAGTGGGTCATATAAGAAATATGTTGTATCAACAGATCAAGTTGGTGTTGCAGCTCCTACAGGTATTGTTTTTGAAAATACATTAAGATCTACACCAACTTGGTCTTATTCAGCAGTTGGTTTATACTATTTAAATTGTACAGGTGCTTTTAAATCAAATAAAACAATAGTATTTTTATCTGGACCAAAAGCTAATGCGTTAATAACACCTTCTATTATATTGGCTCAATGGGTTAGTGAAGATCAAATTGCTTTTATGGCAATGGATGTAGCAGGTGGTCCTAATAATTCTCTTTTTAAAACAGATATTGAAATTAGAGTTTATAACTAATGAATAAAGAAAATATAATTAAAACAATTAAATGGGTAATAATAGGAATTATAATTCTTCTATTACTCAAAGAATGCAGGAGTATAGTTAATGAATATGTGGGTATACATAAACCTAACTCAGATACAGTTACTATAATATCACATACTAGTGATACTATTTGGGCTAAAGATACTGTTTATAAAATAGTATCTAAGAAAGTATTTATACCAGTTGTAGATACTTTTTGGAAACCTTTACCAATAGATACTATAGATTTCTTTAGAGTATTTGTATCAAGAGATACCTTTAAAACAAAGGAATTAGATCTTTTCACAGAAACTCATTATCAAGGAATATTACGCGAAATTAAACCTTCTTACAAACTTAAGGTGCCTGTTAAGATAATTGATAGTGTTAAAGTAACTACAACAGTTACCAATACAGTGACTACTCCTTGTACCTTTCAAGTTCATGTAGGAGCATCTGTTAGTTCTTTATTATTAGCACCTGAAGTAGGAGTGTCTTATAAAAGACATACATTTAAAGTGGGGTATAATTTACAAAATAAATTTCCTATTTTAGGATATTCTTATACAATATTTAGAAAATAATCGTATATTTAAGAAATGGCTATAACATTAAATCAAATGGCATCAGATACCAGAAACATGGCTTCTTCTGGTGACCTTACATATTCCTTCCGTATAGAAGATGAACAAATTTATTTTTGGATTCATGAATCTAGAGCTATGTTTATTTCTCAAGCTTTATCTAAAAGACAAAATATAACTGATGTTTGGGTACAAGCGATTAAATGTTTAAAACTTATTCAAGTAGATGCTTCAGAATGCTGTTTAACACCTTCTAATTGTTATGTGTTAAGATCTGAACAACAATTACCCATAACTATAGAAACACATTTGGATAATTCTATAGTTCGTGTAACTAATACTGATGGTGATATTATTACCAGAAGCAATCCTTTTGAAGCTAAATATAATAAGTATAATAAATATACTGCTGATAAACCTCAATGGTTTATTCAAAATGGTTATTTATATATAACTAATGTTGATATTATAGAATATGTTACTGTATATGGGTTGTTTGAAGATCCTACAGTATTGGCATCTTTTATTGATTGTAATGGACAATCTTGTTTTGATATAGATGGTCCATATCCAGTATCTGCTAAGATGGCTAATGATATTACAAATTATATTATTAAAGCTAAGGTAGTACCATTCTTGAAATTTAAACAAGATGATACTAATGATGGTAATAATGATAATGCACAATTACAAGGTAATCCAGCATAATGTTTAAGATAGGTAAAAGAACAAAAGGAAAGCTTAAAGTTGATATTGGTTTAAAAGATTTTTATACTGAATATAAACGTGAAGCTAAGATTAAAGGAAGAACTCCTGTATCCTATGATATTTTTAGTAAAGGTATAAAACTCTTTAATACAAAAGTGTCTGAAAAGGTAGTATATAATTGTGCAAGTTATAAGATGCCTAATAGATTAGGTCTGTTAGGTGTTATAAAATTTGAACAAAATTTTGATATTGAGAATAAACATAAATGGGCTGTTGATTGGAAAGCATCTAAAGAACATAATCAAATAGTTTATTTTGAAAATTCAGATAGATATAAATGGAGATGGGATAAATCCTACTCTCGGTTTAAGGGTAAAAAATATTATGCTTTTAAACCAACTAAACAAAACAAACTTCTAGTAACTAAAGCTAAAAGAGAAAATCCTAAATTAGATTATTATTCAAAACTTACACCATGATATATAGATATAAATCCGTAAGAACAATTCTTGCTAAATTATATAGAGATTTAGGTTCTAATGCTGAAATTAATGAATCAGATGTAATAGAGTGGTGCAGTGAAGCCATGTCTAGAATAGGAGCTTATTCACAATATCTCAATAAATCTGTTGTTTTAGAAATTACTAATTATAGAGCAATATTACCTTGTGATTTTATCTACCCTATAGATATAGCATATAATGGTAAACCTTTATCCTTTAAAGGTAAATCAATGATTAATAATGTAGATTGTCCAGAATGTAATACTATTCCACAATGTTGCACGGAACATACATTTTATATACAGGATAACTGGATTAATGTTTCTTTTGAAGAAGGTGATTTATGTATGACTTATCAAGCTGTTGCTACAGATGATGATGGTTTTCCAATGATTCCTGACAACACTTATTTTGATGAGGCTCTATCTTCTTATTGTACTTTTAGAATGGATAGAATAGATTATCGTCAAGGTAAGATTGCTAAAGATGCTTATATGGAATCTCAACGTGATTGGTTATTTTATGTAAACTCTGCACGTGGTTCTGCTAATATGCCTGATATAGCTAAACTTGAACAATTGAAAAACGTATGGTTGAGGTTAATGCCTCTTACTAATGATTACTCTAACTTCTTTAGTAACACTGGTAACAGAGAAAGGAAACACTTACAATAATGGAAACACTTAATGATTTTAGTGGTGGTATGCAAAGCGATGTATCTAAACTGATACAAGCTAGAAATACCTATTTAGAAGCAATTAACTTCAGACCATTTACTGAGATGGGAGCATCTAATACTTCATTAGTTACTGTTAAAGGTAATTCATGTGGTGTCAAGTTTCCTACTATGAATGATATATTTAAGTTGAAACTTAATATTAAAGACCCATCTACATTTTCAGATACTATAAATATAAGTATAGTAGGTCCTTGGGGAACAGATAGTATAGTTAATCTTGTAATTAATAGTTCAACTAGTATATACAATATATATACTCAGATTATTGCTTTACCAAATTATGGTATCCAATATACTGCTGCATATAAAGATGATTATATAATTTTATATCAACGTGCTACAACTGTAAATTGTGTTGATGATATAGAACCATTTACAGTTAGTGTGGTTCAGAATATTGCTCCGGGTACTCAGAACACTTTAGATTTTGTAGATTCATCTGGAGCATATGCTGCTAATGGAACTCCTTTTATTACAGCACCTGTAGATCCTTTAATACCTATAGGATATACTACTGTCTTAGAAGATATTTATTTATTTGTAGCTGTAGATGATCCTACATATACAGATATCTATCCTACTGGATCAGGCATACCAGCTAATGATGATTATTCAAAACCTGGATTCGTATTTAAATTACAATATGATGAGACTACAGATTCTACTACATTAACTTTAGTATATGCTGCATATCTAAATTTTACTAAGTATGCTCCTATAGCACCTAGTGCAGCTATAGGAAGATATGAATCTGGTGAGATTCAACGTATTTATTGGGGAGACTACTATAACAAAAATAAGACTCTTAATGTTAGTGACCCACAAGTAATGGCAATGAATCCTGTATTAACAGGATTATCACCATCTGTTAATTTTGATATACCTATCATGACTAACATCATAACTGGTTCATTAAATGTAGGTACTTATGAATTATGTTACAGACTTAAACAAACATTAGGTGCTATAACTAATTATAGTAATCTATCTAACATGGTGCACTTAGCTAGTCCTGATATCAATGACTTTGCTGCATATGAAGGTTCTGTACCAGGATCTAATTCCAATAAAGGTATTAGATTTAAAATATCTAACATTGATACTGCTTATGATACTATTGAGTATATAGTTGCATTTAGAGATTCTAAAACAGATGTTGCTAAAATATATTCACTTAATGAAGTATCTATACCTTCTAGTGGTATAGTTAGTGTAGATGTTACTACATTGTCTACAGCAGATGAAATCTTATTAACAGATTTCTTAACTATACAATCTGCATTTACACATGCTAAAACTGTAGATACAAAAGACAATAGATTGTTTTGGGGTAAAGTTAAAACTAAAAGAGCTAGTTTACCTAATTGGGATGCTAGAGCTTTTAGAGCATTAGTTAGTGATGCTAATCCTGCTAATGCTCATATCAAGTTAACAAATAATGGTGTATCATCAACTAATACATTAGCTTATTGGACTAATTTAACTAATAATCCTATCACTAATGATTGTATTAATGAATATTATGATACTACAGGAGCATTTAGTGCTAATGCTTGTTATTATAAACCAAATACTGGTGGTGGTGTATTAGGTGGTGCTGGTGCTAATATATCTTATGAGTTTGGTACTATTAGTACACAACTTGATAATCGTGTAGGTCAATATAATAATGCTGGTGGGGTAAATGATTATAATATTTGGACAAATGCTCCATTTAGATGGGTTGGTGGCAGAACTAATAATGTAAATTTATTAAATCCAGATTTAACTTTAAGTTTACAATCCCCTACAACAGATTCTACTAATCAAGTATATATTCAAGATTCTCTTAATTGTTTAAAGAGTCCTTATAGAAGTACTATCTTAAGAGGATTCCAACATGAAGAAATTTATCGTTTTGGATTTGAAGCTTATGATTTAGAAGGTACTCCTTATTTTACAGAATGGATTGCGGATATTAAAATGCCTTCTTATGGTGATCTTAATTCTAATCCTGATAGTGTGGCCACTGCTGCAGGCATAACTGATTTTAGATTATCTTTTAATTATAATACAGTTAGTCTTGGTCCTAATTCAAGTACTGATACGTGGGGTCAAACATTATATATTAAATTTAATGTTGATGTAACAGCATTAAAAGATGTAATTTCTGGATATAGAATTGTTAGGATGGAACGTAAAACTGATTCTGATAAAACTATATTGGGTTGTGGTATGATTAGTCCAACATATTCTGATACAGCTTATGGTGGAGCAGGTATGTATTTACCAGGAAATTTTAAGACTACTAACATTGGATTTCCTCCATTAGCTACACTTGGTTCTACATGGCAAGCATGGCCTTCACAAGCTGAATGGGAAACATTTAGTATTGAAGGTGGTAATGGTCTCCTTACAGATATGCAAAGAGTTAAAATGTTTGATTGTTTTGACTTTTGGAAAGATGGTGGTAGAAGTCCTTCATCAGGAGATAGGATATTCATACGTTCTCAGATGATATCTAAAAATTATGTAGATGCTATTAATACTAAAGATTTTGGTTATAGATGGTTTAATTATCCTAATGACACATCTGATTATTGGTGGAGATTACCAAATCTTAAAGGTGTTGCGCCATCTTATATAGCAGTTGGAGCTCAAGGAGCTAAAACAGGAGGTTTAAAATTCCAAACTGGTCTAGATACAGACGAGATGGCTTATTATATGCATATGTATGTAGATAATACTATTTTTGGAACATTTGCTACAGTTAGTGCTTCTGGGAATTACAATAAAACTTTACAAGATGGGCAATGGTGTGATGCTGGAAATTCAACAGCAACTGCTGCTGGATTTACTTTTCATAATTATGGAAGAACACATGGTCATACTTCAGTTGGTAATCCTTGTTGGGGATTAGCTACAATGGTAATGGGATTTGATGTTCCTACTGGTTTTGCAGAATGGTCTGCTCCTTATAATTGTGTAGCTTCAACTAATGGTGGTAAGTTATTAGCTCTATACTATAGACCTAACTCTAATCAATATGGTGGTAATACATTTTCTGCGAGAGCTGGTAATGAATATATTGCTTGTGGTAGTTACGTGCCAATTAGAAGAAATAATTTAGCCTTATCTAACAATCTTTCTTTAGAGATTGCTACATTAGGTGGTGATGTATATCTTAATTATTGGGATATGCAAAAAGCAGTTAAACATCTTAGTGATGGTACTGGAAATGGTCCTGTTTTTAGATATTATTCTTATAATGTTGCTGGTGGAGCAAATGATCCTGGTAATTTAGCTGGAGCTACTACTACTACAAATGCCACAGTGTCTGTAACACATATGTTTCCTTGTACTAATATGGCTAATCAAGAAATGAGATTTAGCAATCATGTTAACACAGGTTTAAATACAAATACTTATTCTCTTTGGGATAGTGTTGATTATGCATCATATCACTCTAATGAATCTAATATAGTTAAATATACATCTAAACCTTTAGATTTTGTTGAGACTGATGAATGGATTAATCGTATATTCTATTCAGAAATTAAATATAACAATGAGACTAAAGATAGTTGGCAAGTATATAAAACTAACAACTTCTACGATGTAGAAGGTAACTATGGTTCTATTAATGCTCTAGTAGCATTTAGAGAAAATCTCTACTATATACAAGAACGTGGTTTTGGTATTCTATATGTGAACCCTATGACTGCTGTTACTAGTGATAATAATATCCCTGTAGTGTTAGGTCTAGGTGCTACTATACAACGTCATAATTATATTAAATTAGATGTTGGAACTATGCATCAGTGGTCTGTATTCAGATCTCCTGATAATATTAGTTTTATAGATAGTAGACATAAGACACAATATTTATTTAATGGACAGTCTCTAGAACCAGTATCTGATTTAAAAGGACAACGTAATTTCTTTGTTAAAAGATTTCATCCTAATATAATATTAAGAGATAATCCTATTATAGGTAGAGGTGTACATACTACATATGATTTCTATCATAAAGAATTCTTAACTACATTTAATAATGATAATTTAGATCCTGCAGTAGTAGATTCTGAAAAGTATACTTTAGTGTACTCAGAACCTATTAATGCATATAGTTCATTATATACATGTACTCCTAGAATACACTTTAACAATAATAGATACATTTTAAGTTTTGATGACACAGATTCATTCTATGTACATAACATGGGATACTATGGTACATTCTACAATACTGAAACTCCAGCATCTGTTAAAGTCTTAGTTAACGATCATCCTTTATATACTAAAGTATTCGATAATTTAATTATATCTACAGAATCTGTAGATGATCAAGTAGAATGGATTGATGAAATTATAACTCCTGATTCTAACAATCAGACTTATTCGGATAATATTAATAAACCTGATGATACATTTAATGCTTTAAGATGTTATACAGAAACTTATAATTCTGATTGGACTACGTTAACTCTTAATACTAATCTAAAGAAGAAAGAACAATCTTGGTTTACTCCTGTTCCTAGAAACAAGGTAGATTATGATGTTTTGGTTCCAGGTACTTCTACTATATTTGATCCTACAGTTTTAACTAAAGTTGACTTTGGAGAACGTATGAGAGATAAATATATGATTGTAGATTTAAGATATGATAATACCAATAACTATAGGTTCATGATTCATAACCTTAAGACTTTATATAGAGTCTCCCCTCGATAATCTTATAATAATCTTTGTTATAAGATATATTTGCTTTTTACTAAAAAAATAACTATATTACATATAGGTTCAAACCTATAATAATCTTTATTATCTATGGCTAAATCTTTCAAGAAAAAACAAAAATTACCTAAATTTGGTGGTGGTTCTATGTATGATGAACAAGGACAACAAGTGTATGGTCAAAATACTCAGAAGATGGCTGGTTATGGACAAATGGCTGGTAACTTTGGTACTGCTATGGGTGCTAATGAAGATCATTTTGGTGGAGATTTCAGAAGTCAGAATGATCAACAAGAAGGTGCTGTAATGGGTGCTGTTGGAAAGATAGGTCCAGTAGGACAAGTAATACAAGGAGCATATCAAGTAGGTCAAGGAATTGGTACTAAAATTAGAGCTAGAGCAGAAGCTACCGATGAAACTGGACATCTTAAAGATGAAAAAGCTGCTAGACGTAATGCTGTAATAGGAGGTCTCTTCGATCCCTTTAAAGCATTTAAGACCAGAAGTTCATATGCAGGTGGTTTTTCAGATCTTTCTGGTAAAGGGTATACTAAGCATTTAGAATCTGAAGCTCAAAAAAGAATAGCTGAGGAGAATGCCCCTATGTTGGCTGAACAACAAGCAGAAACTCAACGTAAATTACAGTATGGTACTTTTAGACAAGGTGGGATATCTTATCCTACTAATGCTATTCCTATGCATGGTGGTAATTGGGCTGTACCAACATTTGAAACTGGTGGTAGAATATATGACTCTGGTAATGGTGTTCCTAATGCTGAAATAGAAAAGCAAGAAGTAACTGGATATACACAAGGTGGTATTGAAGCTCATGATTTAAATACACATGAGAATGCTACCGCAGATAATCAAATATCTCTTCAAAAAGGTGATATGATTCTATCTGATAAAATCAAAGATCCTTTAAATAAGAATAAAACTTTTGCTAAGGTTGGTAAACCTTATGATACTAAAAAAGAAGAATCAATATTAAATGATGTTAAAGCAAGTAATCTTAGTAAGAAAACTGCAGAATTAAATTTCATGAGTAAGAAAACATTATTCCAGCAAACCTTTGAAAGACAAGAACAACTAAAGGCTGACAAAGTTCGTAAGTATGCTAATAAATTAGGTGTAAACTTAGGTGCACCTCAACAAGGTAATTTAGGTATTGTTCCTGAATTTGCTTATGGTGGTGGATATGGTGATCCACCTTCTAATTATTCTTCTTGGAGAAGAGAGAAAGAAAAATTGGGATGGCAACAATCTCCATTAGTTGATCCTAAATCTTCTACTCCAGACATGTATGATCCTAGTGCATTTAAATTTTCTAAAGTAGAAGATCCTAATACACTAGGTGTTAATGATCATGTTTGGGAAGGTTATGATAAGACTAAATATAAATATGAAGGTTTAAAACCAGATGCTTTAGATGCTTATGGATATAAAAATTCTAATTATTATGGTAATTTTACTCCTACTACTAAACCAATTGCTCCTATAGGAAGTACTAAAACTGGATGGCAACCTGCAGGAGATCCTAAGAATCCTTCTCATTATATGAAAATAGGAGATACTAATCCTAATGCAAGATATCAATACATGCAAGGTTCTTATATGCCTGTACATAAATATGGTGGAATTCAAAAGTTTGCTCCAGGTGGTC